ATTTTGCAGAAGCAATAGTTGATGAATCATTTAGATTTGATGAAAATGCAGAATTTGACTCTGCTGAACTACAGTGGACCGATAACCCTGCGTGGATATTTTACGATTTAGTGACAAACAAAAGGTATGGCATGGGCAAATTTGGTTTGAATGCCGAATCTATTGATAAATGGAATTTATATGAAATAGCTAAATATTGTGATGAAAAAGTTAAAACTGGTTTAGACCCAAAATACAAACCTAAAAAATTTACGGTAAGCAGCAATCCAAAGCATGGCAGCTCTAGGATACAAATTGACGGATTCTTAAATCAAGCGGAATTTGAAAAACAATTTCCAGAGTATTCAACAATAGCACTGTACGATTTAAATGATGAAAAAGAACCCGTTCATAGAAGAATAAAATATTTAAGAAAGTATTCAAGAGAAAAAACTGGTAGTGGTAGTTCGGCGCTTGTACAAACAAATGAAAGATATTCTACTTCTAATCCAAACAAGTTAAGAAGCTACAGAGGAAGCGATGAAAATTCTGCTGGTTCGGCAATAATAGAATTGCATAAACTAATTTCTCCAGAAGAGTGCTTAAGAATACAACCAGGAATATCTGATTTATTGAGGTCTAAAAAACAAAATGTTAATGCAAACTTTTTTGAAAAGAATGCAACAGATACTCAGTTAATATTGCAATTTATGGACGACCCTGCAAATAAAAATTCTTTGATTACTCAAAATTTTGACGTTAGACAGAAAATAAATAGCACTTCTACTTCTGGTCTTGCGGCAACAGAATTTTATGGAAACTTTGATATTCTTGAGCCAAGGTTTTCTGCTAATCTATATATTACTACTCAAGTAGATGCGTATAAAATATTAAATGACGTAGCTTCTATATTTAGAGGTATCACATATTTTGCGAACGGTAAAATATTCGCGCATTTTGACAAAAAACGTGACGCAATATTAAACTTTACAAACGCAAACGTTAAAGATGGTAATTTTAGTTATTCTGGTTCATCTAGATCTGATAGGTTTACAACATGCATTGTAAGATATGTAGATA